GGGCCACCGCCAGCTCTGTAGCCCTTGGCTTTCATCTTCGACTTCATCATGCCACCACCCATAGCTTTTTTAACGGGCTTCTTAGCTTTCTTTGCCTTGAACGCTGCGGTAAGAGCTTTGGCTGCTGCCGAATCGGCTTTAGATGTAGGCCGTCTATCGTTCTTATCCACAAAGTTAAGATAGTCACGTAACGACAGACCAGTTTTCTGTAGCTGCTCTCGCGTAACATTGGCTTTCTTTTCCCTACCAGAACCGACGTTACGTCGGACGCCACCAGTTTTCCCTTGTTCCGTGCCTGTTACATTAGCAAGTCCCGAAGCAGGGGGCTTCTGATTGTTTGTAGTCCTTGTAGGAGTCTTCCCCGGTGTCGCTACGCTAGAAGTTGTAGGCGCTTTTTGTGGCTTTGCAGGGCGCGTAGGCTTTGGTGTAGCCGCATTAGCCAAGCTGATAGCAGAAGGGCGCTTAGGCATTGGGTTGTCTTTCTTGACCATAGCCATATTAGCTGCGCGTTCTGCGTCCATAGGTGCCTGTTGCTTGTTACGTTGTCCACCCACAGCCGCCCTGCTAGCTGTACGACCTCTACGCGCTTTAGACTCACTACGCATCTGCGCGGCTATCGCACGTTTCTTCGCTTCTTCGGCTTTCTTCTGGGTCATTGTCATAGGCTTATCATCGTCTTTCTTCTTACGACCTAACAAACCACCTAAAAACATCTTCTTCGGCTTCATAACTTACTCCGCGTACAAATTATCAAACACTTGATTCACGTCCAGCGTGTAGTCCAGATCAGACTTGCTGTAGTGAATGTGCTGAGAAGGACGAAAATCTGGTGCGCCTTCTCCTGTTTCAAACCAAGCGGGATGTGTCACCCGCACCCTATTATTCGGTAGAGCTACAATGTTACCCGTATATGGGCCAGCATCCAGTAACTCCATCACATGACTCTGCTTGTGTTGTGCAGGGTCATCTGCAATCTCGTTGTTCGTATAGTCCACCGTGAACATATACTTCGCGGGGTACATCTCCCCATCTATCTTTGCTAGCCAAGGGCACGGTGTGGCTCTGTCGAGCGTATACACCGCATGATCCCTAGACGAACAGTCCCAAGGCTGTGCAGCCCATACAGGCATTGGTTCAGGCCATTCCTCAAACGGAGTATCCCCCACCAACGCTGTAATCGGCATACGTGCCCACATAGCACCTCCGTGCACGTTAGGCTCATCGTCCTCGTCGTACGTCTCAGCCCCAGTAAATATCACTTGGAAACTAAGACATCTGGTCGGCATTGTCGTAACAGCAATAGCCATAGCGTGAATAAACTCGCCGTGGTACTTCTCGTGGTTATGGGTGTATTCCTTCCTCACCCAGCACTTGAAGTACGGAATGTTGCTTTGTAGGTACGCCACTCAGCAATTCCACTTCCGTAAGCTCTTGTTTATACGGCTATTTGGATCATTCGCCGTCTTAGAGCTAGTGTTACGTTTCTTCATACCTTTCATGCGTGCACAGAACGACTTACGCCGTTTAGCAGCCTTAGAGCCTTTCTTGAGCTTACTGGGCTTAGTCGTTACAGCGGTTTTCAGCTTACTTCCGGGGTTCTCCCTGTTGTAGCTGTCCACGCCTTTTTGATTAAGCCCACCAGACTCGCTCTTGCCTTCCTTGCGCGTCCAAGCAGCGGTACGTCGCCGTCCTCTGGATGAGGCTGGGGAAGTTGGGCCGCCACTCTTAAAAGACGCACATGGAGACTTCTTGTAGTAACTACGCATGTTAGCTGTAGAACACCGTCATGGCGCTAATGTTGGTCATGGCAGTAATTAGCACGTCATCTTGGCAACGAATACCCCAGTCTGGAATGTTTACCGAATGGGAATCAGAAGCTAGGAAGTCCAGATCTAAGACTGTTGTGCCGCCGCTACCATCAGTAATGGTAAGACGACCCGCGCCATCAGCCGTAGTTAGTACCTGAACCTGACGAATACGTGCAGGGCCAACACCAAGAGAAGCTGCCGTTGTGACTCGTTTTGATTGAACATCAGAGTTCGACATGAGCGTCTCCTATTAGCTAAGAGCCGCGCCAACAGCAGTTACCCAAGCAGCGCCAGTGCTGATTACGATGCAGTATTCATCGTCGCCAGAACCATTGTCAGAAACCATATACACAGTTCCTACAGCGACATCGCCGAATGCAGGTAAGTTTGCGGTAGTTACAACTGGAATTTGGAAGCCACTATCCGAACGGACGGGGCCAGAAAATGTGGTTTTAGCCATCGTTTTTCTCACATGTGAGTTTAAGCAAATCTGTCTACATGTCGTCAGTCGGGCCTGTCAGATTCGCCGGATTGTTTCCCGATATGGCTGAAAGTATACCCTACTTTTCAGCAAGTCAATAAAAAGGGGAGCCGAAACTCCCCCTTTATCAAGCACCGTAGCTTACGCTCCGGGTGAACCGAAAATCCCAAGTGGGTCGGACACGCCAAAAGAATAACGCTCGCGGGCTTTATAGCGCGAGTTGCCCGTATCAAAGTCTGCATCCATAGATGTAGCCATTGGGGTACGAACAAAGTGCTTCAGGCCATTAGGCACGTCAGTGGTCAAGAACCAAGCATCTGTATCAGTCAGATAATGGTTAACCGTGTAGCCTTCTGGGATTGAGCCGTTGTTACGGATCGCGTTCAGATCGTTGTCAGCCGTACCAACTCGACCCTCGGTATCCAACAAGCGAGTTGCAACGAATTGCAGTGCAGGTGGAATAACCAATTTGCGAGGCTTGGCAGCGATCAACAGACCACGCTCATCAGTCCAACCAGCGAGCTGGATAACGGCGGCTTCTAAAGAAGTCTCGTTAAGGTCAGCAGCAACAGCAGGACGGTTTGAGTTAGTTCCGCCAGAAACTAGCGGGTGGTCAGTTGCACACAACACTTTGCCGTCACCGTAGGTTGGGTTACCTGCACCCGTGAACGCGCTGTTCAGGATAGAGGCAGCTTTAACCTGCTTGGTGTAAGCCATAGCGCGAGCAAGAGCTTTCGTATAACGAGATGACAGTGAGTCATACAAGTTATCTTCAATCGCTTCCTCGGTAACACTAAAGCCCATAGCAATGGTTTCGTGCGTGTAACGAGCGGTAAACGCTTCTTGTGCGTTGTCGTAGTCAATGGCAGAACCTTCGTCTTTGACGGGGGCTGCACCAAAACCGGACAACTTAACTTCTTCCTCAAAGGAACGATCAGAGCTTTCAGATTCAAAAATCTCTTTATGCTCTTCGCCGTACTTCGCATATTCCATACCGAAAAGTGCGTTAAGTCCGGGCAATAGCTCCTTGAGGAGTTGGGCGCGTGAAATAGCCATTATTCAGCTCCTTACTTATAGACCAACAGCATTTGTCATGCTGCTATAGCCGGGATTGAATTTAACCAACACGTCTGGGTACGCATCACCGATAGGCGATACAGCAGCCACGATACGGAAGGCAGCGGTGGTTGTAACCGTAGTTGACTCCAATGCGCTCGTAGAGTTACCCGTCGTGGTAGAACCAGTAGAGGTAGACTGAGCAGCAGCAAAGAACGTGTTAGCACCAATGTCAGACTGGTCAGCAGCGCCATCCAGTTGAGCTTGGAACAATACGTTTGGATCATCTACAACATACGCCTCAACAACACCAGTGGTGCCGCTTGGGTAGTATTGACCGTAGATTTGTTGCCCTTGAGCATTGATGTACGAACAACCAACAAACACGCCCAAAGAACCCGTCAAAGTGGTTCCAGTAGGAAGTGCGTTAGTACCGCCGTCAGCACCCGTAGCTGTTGACAACGCAATGTACCCGTCAGCACCGATATGAACTACTTGCCCATAAAAGATGTTGGTACCTTCCCCAGCGGGGTCGATGAGGTACGAAGAAGTCGCGCCAGCATACGGTAGTCCGTCAGCGCGTTTTACAGGCTTTAGCCCGTAAGGTGCAGCAGTTGTAGCCATGTTAATGGACTCCTAATTTAAGATTAACCGCCTTTACCAAACGATACGGTGGTTTTCCGCTCGTTGAATATAGGCATACGTGGATCATTCTCACGCATCAGGTTGTTATCTACAGAACTCATTTGAGATTTCGTCTGATTATTGTAGTAGTCAGTACGTTCTTGAACTAGCTCTGCTGGAGCTTTGCATAGCATCAGACCACCAATCACCACGTTATCTGCGAAGCGTTCATTCTCCACAGTCACCATAGTAATTTCAGGATGATCTTCAGCCCGTACAGGCTCCCAACCTTCGCGCAATTTCGAGGAAACATTAGTGGCATCCACTTGACCTTGCGTAGCTACACGAACCCAGTGAAATTCGTAGCCGTCTTGTGGCGTAGGTGAGGGTAATACCTCTGGGCGCTGCCACGATCTGGTACGAGTCTTTGTTTCACGAGTCTCGCTGTCACGCTTGATTCTGTTCTCAGCCATTATCCGTTCCTCATTTCTAATGCAACCTGTCTGGCGTATTCTTCCAACGGTACCCCCAATCGGTTGGCGAGAGCTACCTGTGTTTTGGTTAGCTTCACCTTATTCGGTGCTGTGCTTCGCGTTGCGGGAGCTACCACGTTAGCAGATTGCTTCCGTGACTCCTGCGGTTCTGGCTGCTCTACAACATCATCGAACTCTTCCGGGAATACTTTTCGCATACGAGCATCAATAGTCTCGTAGTATTCATCAGTGCGTGGGTCAACCCCACTCTTAACTAATTTCTGGTGCAACCCCATAGCGTATGCTGTCATCTCGTCATCAACATGAAACCAAGAAGAATTTTCTTCTACCCATGCTTCTGCCTTCGGATCACGCACCCGTTGTGGGGTGGGTTGAGGTTCTTGTACCTCAGTCTCTTCTTCTTGTAAAGAAGGTAATTTGAAATTATCTAGTTTGTCTGCCTTCAGTTTGGCAGTGGTTAGGTGCTCTTGAGCCTCTAACAGCCTATCAGCATCACCACTTTCGTAGGCATCCTTATACGCTATTTTCGCTCCATTAAGCTCAGAGTCAACTACACGTTTGGCCTGATCTAACAGAGCTTCGCGTGTTGTACCTACATCACCCTTTAAGGTCTTATTCTCTTCGACTAGGCGCTGCGCTAGAGATTCTAGCTCTTGCCGTTCTCTGAGGGCTGCTTCTTTGGCTCGACGCTCATCGTGGTAGCCTTTGCTGAAGTGCTTGATTCGGTTTCGGACTTTCTCGGAGTACCCTTCAAGTTCATCATCAGTAACGTCAGCCGGTGGCTCAGATGGCTTGCGGTTGCGATCAGCCTTTGGCGTATCATCCACAACCTCAATGTCCAGCTCATCCGGTTCTGACTTAGCTTCGACTTCAGGTTCAGCAGGAGTATTCGCGTACTCGTCCGCAGTCTTGTTACCAGAGAGATCAATTTCAACTTCACCAGAGTCCTCCACTTCTATAGAGGTATCTTGTTCCTCATCAGGGAAACTGTATTCAACTTTTTGAAACGGCATGTCTATTCCTTACGCTCGTGATACGCCACTAGGGTCAGCTACAACAGCTTCAATAGAGTCGTCGTTCATCAAACGATACTCTAACCCATTAACCTTAAATCGTGTGCCTGAATTGGCACGAAACATCACATAGTCACCTTGTTTACACCAAGGGCCAGTCGTGAACCTCTCAGGGTCGTTATAGGCTTGTTCGCCCATATCCACCACAAGGCCGATAATCGACATGATATGTTCCTGATTCTTGATCGTGTCCGTCTTGAGCAGGTTAGTGCCGTCGAAGGTCTCTTCGATCTGCGGAAGCGCGACCAATACCCGATAGCCCACAGGCGTAGGTAGTTGTGCTTCCAATTCTTCCGTAGCTTCAACTGTGTCAACAGCTTCACTCATCGTCGTACTCCAAGTTTCGCGAGAGGTCTTCTACATATCCCAAGCAGGTTTCGAGACCTCGAATCAAACCTGTGGCTTCTTTGTACATGGAGAAGTCTTTAGCTCCCCCACCACCTAGAAATTGTAGTGCAGAGGCTTTGTCAGCCTCGATTCGTTCCTTTAGCACGTCTAAGACGGTTGTAGCCATTATTGGCCTCTATTGTTGTTGGAATCCTTCATTGTCTTGAGTAAATCAAGATCTAGTTTCGTATTGTCTTTCCTACGGTCTGCGGCAAGTTTAGCGCCCGCTTTCTGCGCGTCAATTTGCAGTTCTTGCTGCTTGATAGCCAGTTCAGCCTGATCCATCTGCGCGTCCTGCATGTTCTCTTGCGCCTGTAGCTGTAGTTTGGCCTGTTCGATCTGGGCATCTGCCTGATCCTTAGCCGCCTTACGCTGCACTTCTTGCTGCTTGATCTGTAGCTCGGCTTGCTGCATCTGCACCACAGGATCTTGAGCCTTCTGCTGTGCTTGCTGTTGAGCTTGCTGCTGTTGATTCTGCTGCGTAAGTTGCTGCCCAGCTTGTGCCATGAGACGGGCCAGATTGACCTCCATGTTCTCTGGTAGCTCGGCATTTGGGTTGGGTAGTGGTGCACCCAACTTCTCTTCCATATCCTTGCGGTACTTGAACCCAAGGTGTTCTGCTATGTGCGCCTGCAATGCAGCAGCAATACGCTGTGCTTGAGGGTTTTGCCCGATAGTTGCTGCAACCATCGGATCTTTTAAGAACGACTGGTGCGCTGCCATGTGAGCTTCGTGGTCTTGATAGATAAACGCCTTCATAGGCTTACCGTTCAAGGCATTCATGTTCTCGCTGACTGGGTCAGTCGGACGGATGTCATCTGTAGTTGGTACTAACTTCTCAGCGTTCTTAACGCCTAACACTTCGATCATCTGCCTGTGTAGCTGTGGCAGGTCGTAGATCTGAGGCGCTGACTGAGCCATCTGCAATACCGCTTGATACTGCACAACACGCTGGGCCATCGTAGAGCTGTTCGGGTCACTGACTGGAATGACATCAACTGCCATATAGTCTGCCACGCGAGCGGTCACTTCACCCCGGATCGGCTCGTAGGCATATTCTTCTGGCGCGTGCTCCGACATGATCGCCTTGAGCAGCTTAAATTCCTGCTTCATGGCGTAGTGAACACGGGCCTGTACCGCAGCCATAGGCTTGAGCGTACGCTCCAACAGGGCAAGCGTAGTGCCTACAGGGGCATTAGCCGACATGTCCGAGATGTTCATGTCACTGATAGCGCCCAGACGACGACCTTCGTTTGTAATCTGGTTCAACAGAGCTAACAGAGTCTGGCTTGGCTCCTTGTATGGGAGCGGCATGATGTTGTCGCGGATGCTGCCTGACGGCACGTCTACGTCCTTGAACTCTCCCGGCTCAATCGGCGTGTCGTCACCCTTAATACGTAACCCACGGGCTTTTAGACCACCCGGCAGGTTAGCCAGCGTGCCAGCGTCCACCAGTTGCCGTATCAGCGACGTTCCAGCCTTAGCATATCCCCCTATGATGTGAATAAGACCAAGCCCATAGAACCCAAATCCCGGCACGTACACGTAGTGCACAAAATGCTGTCGCTTGAGTTGCAGCTTGTCATCGGGGTTCCAGTTTCGACGTATCGCTAGAATCTCGTTTGTACCTCGCTCCAGCGTTACCACGTATGGCTTGGCTAAGTCATCCTCGTCATCAACACCCTCAATAACGAGGTCTGCGTGTACTTCGTATAAAGAGAAGCGATCATCGTCTGTTAGTGAGTACCCACCTTCTTCAGCCTTACGCTTTTCAATGTCGGTGTGGTATGGCTGTGGCTCACCTAACTCTACGTCTCGGTAGAACCCGCCAGCTTGTAACTTGCGTAGGTCATTTTTAGTCTTGCGCATGATGTGCGTAACACGTTCTGCTGTCTCAATGTGAGAGGCACCGTAAGGCACGACCACGTCTTCAGCA